GGGCCTCAACCCATTTAATTAGTGCAGTTTGAGAGGTGCTCTATGGAAGTCTCTTCCGTTGCTCTTTTCTCTTACTTGTTAGACGACCTTTACGGTCTAGATCGTCCTGGGATCTCTGATCTCGACGTTAATGATCGTGAAGCTAGTCCCGACGCGATTGTCAGGTATAAGCTTCGTACCTCCTTGTTCAAGAAATTGAACGATGATGTATCAGCGGATGCTGATGATAATTGTCTGGAAAAATTCTTAGACGCCAACTGGCGTTCTGAGAATTGGACATTGAACTGTCGTAACAGTGTGGACGAAGAGTTATGGGGTGGCTTTAAACGCTACCTCGATGATTTCTTCCATCCACATGGCGAGTTTCTCTGGGGTTCATACTTCGACCTGCTTCAAGCAGGCCGAGCTGGCCCAGGGGCAAGCCTCGGTGCAAACGGGGAGGACTTCTATACGAAGTTCTTCGCGTCCGTTCTTACGACTACGTCGTCTGAGTTGTACAGTTTGTACAACGAGTGGGTCTCGTGGTATCCGTCCTATCGTGACGCCGAGATTTCTCGTGCTATCACGAACGGTAACTACAAGCTCACCTCGAGTAGCTCCCTTTCTTTCGTGCGAAAGACTCGCGACATTTCTCGATCTATCTGCACCGAACCTTCGCTGAATATGTTTTACCAGCTGGGTTTAGGTGCGATCCTGCAAAAGCGACTTCGTGGATTCTTTGGAATCGACCTGGCCGCTCAGCCGGAGATAAATCGACAGCTCGCTTACCGAGGTTCTGTTGATGACTCAGTTTCTACACTGGATCTTAGCAGTGCCTCTGACTGTGTCTCCGTTAACCTCTGTTGTTCTGCTCTCCCGCAGTATGTCTTCGACATGCTGTTGGCTCTCAGAACCCCTAGGGTCCGGGTCCGTGGTCATGAGCTGAATTTGGGTATGATCTCTACTATGGGAAACGGTTTTACGTTCCCTCTTCAGACCATACTCTTTAGTTGTGTCGTTGCCTCCGCGGCTTCTCAGTGCGGCGTTCGCCTCACTAAAGCCGATGATCGTGAACCTAACTGGGGTGTCTTTGGTGACGACATAATCTGCCCGCGAGAAATCGCTGCGCAGGTTATTAGGTTGCTGGACCTCCTTGGGTTTGTTGTCAACGGAGACAAGTCCTACGTTGTAGGGCCGTTCCGTGAATCTTGCGGTGCCGACTTCTTTAAAGGAGTCAACGTCAGGGGCGTCTATCTTAAGTCGCTCTTGACTCCGCAAGCGCGGTATGTAGCTATTAATCTCTTGAACGAATGGTCGGCCCGCACAGGGATCTCCCTGTGTAGGACGGTCGGATATCTTGTTGACAGTGTGAAGGTATTGGCTATACCTCCTCACGGTCAGCTCGATTCCGGTATACGTTGGCCTCAGTCTTGTCTTCAGGAAGCTGGTCCTAGGTGGTATCGAAAACAGCGGTATGTTTACCGCTGCTACGAGCCGTCAGTTCCATTCCTTTCTGTCGATGACCGAGGCTACGTCTCCACTCCCAATGCCCGCGGTAAGCGGGTTACTAGGAGACACTCGAACCCACTCGGGCTCTTGTGCTCGTTCTTGAGTGGCTGCGTACGAAATATGCGTATCTCTCTCCCCCTTAAACAAGGTGAGAGAGTTGCATATCGCATGATGACTAGAGTTTCCCCACATTGGGGGCCTTCAGTCGAACAGCTATCGTTTGCAGGTGGCTGGGA